CGGGGATTTAACTCCCGTTGAGGTTCCACCAAGACCAGACTGGTTACCGAACCAGTTTAGGGAAGGAAAACTGTGTAAGGGCGACGTTCAACGAAAGATCGCCCTTCAGTTGCGAAAGAAGTGGAAACCGACCGACTATAGTCGTGAGTTTCTCTATCAGCTTATGCAGATGAAGAGAGGCACGCTTCCGGTCCCGAAATGCTTTATTAAGAAAGCACTGGTGAAGCACAAGGCTGTGCTGACCCAGACGCATCGTCCCGTTGATGATGACCTTCTCTGTGAGGTCATACGCTCAACACGGGAGATATTCGGGAAGTCCGGTAAGGTACGTCGTTTAGGGGTGCCCTGCCCTTCTCTTTCAAGTCATTCAGACATGTCCCCCTGTGGGGAGTCGAGAGTGGCGAGGAGGAGGGATGGTGGAGCCCTGGGATATTTGGCGAGTAGGTATTTTAACTACGGACCGAAACAAGGAAGTCCAAACTTCGAGCTGTACGCTATGTGGGAACCAAAAGGTTTCTTCGACTGCGTGCGTGAGGTTCGAGTGCCAGTGTGGCCCTCGGATTACACGGACGCGTTCAAACACGAGATCTACGTGTCACTGCGACAAGCTTTTGCTGTTTGCTTCCCGATCCCGCTCTGTGAACCTTTTAAGGTGAGAGTGATAACGGCGGGCCCTTCCGGGCTGTATTGGCTTGGTCTTTCTTTACAGAAAGAGCTCCATCGACGCTTGAGACGTTTTAAAACGTTTCAGCTTATCGGTGGACCACTAAGCACTATGGTTGTGGATGAGTTCCTGGATAAGTTAACTCCAGGTGGTGGGAAGTTCTTTGTTTCCGCAGATTATGAATCGGCGACGGATAATCTACACCCGGACCTCACTGAGGCCGCGTGGCATGAGACGGTTCGGTGTCTGGGCCTTGACCCCCTTTTAATGGGGGGGTTGGGACAACAGGCGCTCACTGGCCATGTTTTAGATTACCGGGATCAAACTGATCCTGTGAAACAAAGTTGGGGCCAGCTTATGGGCTCCCCGCTCTCTTTTATCTATTTGTGCATAATTAACTTCGCGATCACGCGGAGGGCACTAGAAATTAGAGAGGGTCGTCGGATTCCTTTGGACGACAACTTCTCACCGATGCTCATTAACGGTGATGATCTTCTTTTTTACTCGGACCGTGAGGGTTATAATCTATGGAAAGATATGACTCAGCGTGCCGGTCTTAAGTTCTCACTGGGGAAGAATTATACCAGTGAACGTTTCTTACTTCTCAACTCTGAGATGTACACAGTAGAGTCCCACCTTAATAGTGAGACTTGTATTGACTTTGGGGGTCGACCAGGAATGGTCTTTTCTGATAGTCACTACGTCCCGTTTGTTAAATATAATTTACTGTGGGGACAGAAACGTGTGCAGTCCAAGGCACCCCTGTTGGGGGATAGGACGGCTGAACGTTGTGCGGACTTAGCCACTAGGGCCTCCGCTTTGATTAAGGGTTTCGACCCGGTCAGAGCCGATGCTCTTCTGAAGGACTTTATCAACCGGAATCGGGCTGCCCTCTCTGGGCTCCCGGACGGTATGAATTGGTTCCTTCCGCGTGAGCTTGGGGGCTTTGGGCTCCCGATTACGCGTGATGTGGTGTTCTCTCCCCACGACCGTAAGCTTGCCAAGTCGCTTATGGAGCTCGAGGATCCCTCGGCTTATAAGTCGGTCGTCTCTTTCATTAGAGGCGGCCTTCTTCCGCGACATGTAGAACTTACTCTCAACTTTGTTCGACAGTTTGAGATTTGGAAACCCACCTGGGTGACCGAAAGACCGGACGACCCATTACCCACACAGTGGTTTTGGGCTTTCGGGTCGGGCGAACAATTCCTTACTGAGGTTCAGGAGGAAGAGATGGTGTTTCGTGCTTGGAGCTATTTACATAATAAGGCTCAAAATCTTAAGCACGGGGCAACTCTCGAAGAGATTTCCCTATTCGTCCAAAGTCCGAGATATATTGACTTTGGACCTGCTCCCCACTTAGGTAGTCTA